CAGACCAAATACACAGCAGTCTGCACGACCTGTGAGACACCGATGTTTGCGAAAATCAGCAAGATTGCAGGCACCGCTGCAAAGTTAGAAGCGTTCAAGAAACTCGCAAAGGATGAGGCACCTGTGGACCCTGTTCAACTTCAACCTGAAATCGTCCTTCGAGCCTTCCAACGCATCACCAACGAAGACTGCCGCCGTCTTGGATTTGACCCACAGTTTGCTCGACCGGAATGGATGATTTGCAATGCACTCGCAGTTCCACCGTTGACCGTGCGTCCTTCGGTTGTGATGGACGACCATCAGCGAATGGAAGATGACTTGACACACCAGCTCATCTCCATCATCCGTTCGAATGACCGATTGCGAGACAAGATTGATAAGAACGATTCAGCCGACATGATTGATAAGTTGACCTCGTTGCTTCAATACAATGTAGCAACCTATGTCGACAACGACATCAAGGGTATGCCTCCTACCCAACAACGCTCTGGACGCCCGTTACGAACGTTGAAGTCTCGATTCGGTGCGAAGACAGGACGCGTTCGTGGCAACTTGATGGGTAAACGTGTGGACTTCTCTGCGAGGTCAGTCATTACACCCGATGCGAACATTGACTTGGATGAACTCGGTGTGCCTGAAGAAATCGCAACGAACTTGACCTTTCCTGAAATCGTAAGCCCCTACAATCGTGAGCGACTACTAGGGTATGTCCGCAATGGACCTGAGAAGCATCCAGGAGCCAAGTCGGTCTACATCAAGAAAGACAAGCAGACCTTCAGTTTGCTCTATGTGAATCCAGACACGATTGACTTGAAGGAAGGCGATGTCGTTCACAGACACATCATTGACGGAGATATCGTATTGTTCAACCGACAGCCTTCTCTACACAAAGCTTCGATGGAAGCACACCGAGTCAAAGTGTTACCGTATTCAACCTTCCGTCTGAATGTATCTGCCACTCGACCGTATAACGCAGATTTCGATGGAGATGAAATGAACATGCATGTGCCACAAAGTATTCCCGCAGCCACGGAGCTTCGTGTGTTGGCATCCGTATTGCGTAACATCATCAGTCCACGCACATCCACTCCGATTATCCAGCTCTTCCAAGATACCATGACCGGTGCCTACCGTATCTCTCAACCTGGTGTCGAAGTACCTGAACACATTGCAATGAATATGTTGTCACGCATCAATCGTCCTTTCAAGAGAAAGAACCGTAACTGGACCGGTTCTGAAATCATCTCGGCTGCGATGCCGTTGATTAACTACAATGCGCGTGGAATCACGCTTGAACTGGGTGAGTTGACCAAGGGTGTGTTGAAGAAGAGTGCAACTGGAAACTTGGTCCACTTGACCTACAATGACTTTGGACCTCAACGCGCAGGTCAGTTCATCAACGATATTCAAAGCATTGTTACACAGTTCAACTTGTATACAGGATTCTCAGTGGGCACTTCAGACTTGATTGCGGATATCAAGACTACTACGTTCGTCAAGGACAAGATTGCAGAAGGACGACGCAAGGTCTCTGAGATTCTCACGAATGTCCACGGAGGCAAGTACATCAACAACATGGGTATGTCGGACGGTGAAAAGCTGGAAGACGATATCTCTTCGGCTATGAAGGATGTCGTGAACAAGATTAACACTGAGGTGATTGACAGTTTGAAGAAGACTGCACGAGCCGATGGATTGAATCGTATTGTTCAGATGGTTGATTCAGGGTCAAAGGGTTCCGAGGCGAACATCACACAGATGGTTGCGACACTAGGACAGCAATTGATTGAAGGTAAGCGAGTTCAATATACCCTTCAAGACCGCACACTGCCTCACTTTACACGCTACGATGATGGAGTGGAATCTCGTGGGTTTGTTGAACACAGCTTTGTCGATGGTTTGATGCCTGCAGAGTTCTTCTTCCACGCACAAGCTGGACGAGAGGGATTGATTGATACCGCTGTCAAGACTTCCGATACAGGCTACATTCAGCGCCGATTGATGAAGACCATGGAAGACCAGCACATCGAGTATGGAGGCACAGTGCGCAATGTGAATGGTAACATCGTTCAGTTCCACTACGGAGACGATGGAATCGATACCATCTGTGTAGAAGACCAGTCGTGTGACCTTGTGTTGAAGACACTTGAGAACATCTACGCAGAGTATGCATTGACACCTACCGATGTGAATCCATTCTTGAAGGAAGCGGTAGAGGAATCACCGGATTTAGTGGAGGAACTCATTGCAGACCGAGACCTTCTATTCAACAAGACCTTCCGACACAAGAAGGTCGACACACTTCAAGCACCTGTCAACTTGAAGAGATTAGTAGAAAAGTATACGAATCCGTACAGCACCAAGACGGATTTGACGCCGAAGTATGTGGTAAGTTCAATTGGACGCTTTGTAGCCGAGTTCTCGAACAACCGAGTCTTCCACATTCTGCTGCGATACTATCTCGCACCCAAGAAGTCGATTGTGGTTCATCGTTTCAGTCAATCATTGTTTGATGAACTCATGCGTGAGATTCGATTCCGATACATTCAAAGTCAAGTGCATGCAGGTGAAATGGTCGGTGCACTTGCAGCCCAATCCATTGGAGAACCTACGACACAGCTTACCTTGAATACCTTCCACAGCGCAGGGACAGCCAAGGCGAATGCGACTTCAGGTGTGCCTCGTATTGAAGAGTTGTTGTCGGCTTCCTCCAATCCTAAACGACCCAGTAATACGGTGTATCTCGAACGCCAACTCATGGAAAGCCAGGATTCAGCGGTGGTCAAGATGAAGGAGATTCAGAAGACTACTTTGAGAGACATTACCAACTCGTTGCGTATCTTCTATGACCCCTATCCTCTTGCAGCAACCACAGCCATTGACGAAGACCGCGAGATGTTACAGCGATACGAAGAGTTCTCCTGTGACGGAGATGGAACTCCGACTTCACCGTGGATTCTGCGATTGGAGATGAACGAACTGCAAATGGCGTCACGCAATATCCTCGACATGGTGGAGATTCAAGCCAAGATGTCTGCGAATCCTGCGTTGAAGATTGTGCAGTGCCGATACTCGGACCCTGGAAGTGACCCAACGACCAAATCGGTCAAGAACTTGGTCATGCGATTGATGTTTGACCCCGCAGTGATTAAGAATCCAATTCAACTCAGATTCTTGGAGGACAAGATATTAGACACTTCCTTGACCGGTGTGCCAGGCATTGGACGAGTGTTCCAGCGTCGTGTGAAGAACGAGTTGATACACGATGCACAGTTGGGCGGATACAAGTCTGTGGAGCAATATGTGTTGGATGTGGAAGGCACGAACTTGTATGACCTCATGGTGTTTCCAGGTGTGGACGGAACACGTACGTTCTCGAACGACATTCACGAAATCGCAGAAGTGTTTGGAATTGAAGCAGCACGATTGGCGTTGTATGAGGAAATCAATGAGGTCTTCTCCTCAGAGAAGGTCAACTACCGACACTTGGCTGTCTTGGTCGACACGATGACCTTTGGAGGACGTATTGTGCCTGTCAACCGATTCGGTATGAGCAAGAACGAGACGGGTGTACTAGCCAAATCCTCCTTCGAAGAGACTTCCAAGATTATGTTCAATGCCGCCATCTGGGCAGAGAAGGATAGTATGCGAGGTGTCTCTGCAAACATCATGTTCGGACAGAAACCTCCCTGTGGTACTGGATTCGTAGACATCTTGGTGGATGAAGCACGATTGCCTGAAGGTGAAGAAGAAGCACCGGAAGACGATACGCTCGACAAGGTGAACCAGCGATTGGAGACCGCACCGGTCGGAGAGTGTCGATTGGAGGACATTCTCATGGAGTGGTAAGTGAAATGAAATGTGGAAAGTAGATAATGGATAGTTTTCTAAAACCCATTCGTCCGACAGGTGTTCCTCTGGATGAATTTAGAGAAGTTATCAAGAGTCTTGCCTTTTTCGATAGCATCCACGACTTTTGGCCTGAACGTAAAACCAAAAGTGCGATTGAGGAAGCTGATGACGATGACTTTATTGATATGCCTGCAGACAGAATTGATGCAGTTCATAACACATTGATAAGCGATGGTGCAGTGTATTTGGGTAAGAGTCCTACAACCATTGATGCATTATTAAACACAACTACGAATGGTGTTATTTCGAGTGTCAGTGACATCGAGAACCGTGTGATGAAGTATTTTTCAATGAAGTATGCTCCGTTCAACACTGCGGAAGTGAAGATGACATTTGATGAAATCTTCCAAAACTGGAGATTCAATAACAATTGGAATGACTATTCAGCGAGGATACTGTTATTATCCGATGTAGTTGAAATCGTAGGAAATGGGCGAAGTGTGAAATCCTTAACCGATGAAGAGCGTGGTATCCTTGGGTTTTTCATACTCGCATACATGAACCCAACCGTACAGCCTGCGACAGATGTTGGATTCACATTTGATATGGCACCTCGTGATATCGGTAAAATCTTTGCTCGGTTTAACCAAGTCTACAATGCCATTTATCCGCAAAACATAGCGGATTCTGCGTCGACCTCATTTTCATCTCTTCAAGGTCGAAGCCGATTCTTTAAAGCCGATGGGTCTCCAGGTGGAACCACTATCGGTCCTAAGGTCATCGTCAACTCCAACTTATTCACATGGAATACACACACGATTGAGTTCATAGACCAAGGGTTCGGACCGGAGAATAAGTTTGGGTTTCAAATCAGTATTACCGATAACAACACTAGGGCTAAGCATGTACTTCAATTCAGAAAGGGACAAGAGCAAGGTCCTCCTGTGAACTATTTGATGGACATGATTGCGTCTCAACGTATCCAAGGCGAAGTTCCTAAAATATCCACTGCAGTACGATTGCCTCCTGCTCTGCCCTTTAACTCGCAATTGTTGTTTGACCTTAAACGAATGGGAGACCACGAGCAAATGCGTGTAGATAACGCATATGGAGTGACCGGAGACCGACTTGCCGCGGTATATCGCAGGGCACTTCGAAAGCCAGGTATCTATCACTCCTTTAGCGGAATTCGTCTATTTCGTTCACTCAGTGGTTTAGCTGACCCACAAGAGCTCGCACTACGGAATGAGAAATTCAAATGCGAAGAGGTTTTTGGAAAGATAACCCTTTTAATTGGATATCAATCAGACTATGATTCTGCTGCATCTGACCTCAATCGGATGAAACAACAAGTCTATATGGGGATGCAATCTGGCTCTGTGCTTATGGCCCCAATCAATCTTCAAGGTGCAGACTTCGCAACCAAATATACCGAGATTGCTGCAACCTTCACTACTTACTTTTTGAGGTATCGTATGAAAGATATCCTCAAACATATTGATACACTTCAAACCAAACTTGCATCCATTCCCATTGCTCAACTCGCTCAATCGGCTCAATCGTTAAGTCAGAGTATAAATACTGCAACCGTCACTACAGACCTTACACAGATTCGTACTCAACGAGAAGCCCTCGAAACCTTTCTGGAAACCGTTGAAGAACTTCGAAAGATGAAAATCGTATTTAATTCGAACGGTGCTCGTGAACCAATCTATGTGGAGCTATTTCAAGCCAATGGACGTTTGAAGAAAGGTGTGCGAAGTGATATTTTCAACTTTGCGTCGGGTCCCTATCTGCACAATGAAACGGGTATGCAAGTCGCCGTAGCTCGTATTCTGGTCCACAAGCGCTCTAAACGATTAGACTCCATTAAATCTACATTGTATGAGAACCTAAGTCTGTATCTTGCGGCACGAGATGCTGCGAAAGAAGCGTTCTTTGACCCAGAGATGTTAGATACGATTGAAAGTGCGTCAGACATTCCAAATGGATTAACACTCGAACAACTTGTCGGTCCAGAGGGAATTGACCGTGCTATCATCGGGGTTGTTGGATTATCCACACAAATGGGTGGGGTTTATAGTAGCAAGACTAAACCCTCATCATATGTATCTGATAGATTTCCAAAACCAACAAAATTTACACTAAACCCAAAAGACGTTAGCAGCTTACTTGAGAGTCAATCGAGACCGAAACCAGTCTTGCAATATCGAGACATTCATGACCTCTTTATAGAGATTTGTTTAGATGCACAATCGGGTGAAGATTTGACATCCATTGAAGTGAAATGGGTCTTAGGTATCAATGATATTCGCGCACAATCTATGGACGAATACGGTCAACCCTTTGAAGAATCCGATGCGACGGATATAATTACCTTTTTACTCTCATGGAGAAACCCACCGGATGATTTTACTCCTGTTTTTCAATTACAAGGCAAAGATGTGTTATATGGCGATTTAGCACGGAAAACAAAAGGCACGGTTGCAATCATTAACTACATAGGAGGCGCGTTATTAAATGAAAAGTATCGTGATAATCGTGAGGGTTTGATATACGCTATCTTGGATGACTTTGCAAAAAGATTCGAAGAAAACCCTGGTCTATTTCAGGCACATGGCCCCGATGGTTTGGAAACGCAGTGGTCGGGTATTCCTACTCGATTACAACAACTCATAGGACAAACAGGATACGTAATGCGCGGTGGTCGTCGTCCACTCTATTCAAGACGCAAAACCTATCGTCGTCCTCGGTCCAAGAAAACTCGTAAGCAGTAAACAATGGTCAATCTCACCCACTCCGAGTTGTCGGAGATTACAAACGAACGCCTTCCGCCCGCATCGATTGATGCGCTGAAGTCTCTTCGCAACCAAGCCTGTGAAACCACCCAACAATCCGGATTCAAACTCCAAAGTCAACAGGTGTTTTTGCGTCGTGTCTTATCACCCGACAGTGCGAATCGTAACCTCTTGATGATTCACGGCACGGGCACAGGCAAAACCTGTAGCGCGATTCAAGTGGCGGAAGAATACATCTTGCGTCCCGAGTTCCAAGACAAGAAAGTCATGATTGTAGCCTCGGCTGCGGTTCAAGACAACTTCCAAACCCAGTTGTTCGATATGAGTCGAGTCAATATCGACACCATAGCAGGAACCTTGGAGTCCAAGCAATGCACAGGTAGGAGATATCTCGACATGTTGATGCGGATTGAATCTGAACCCAAGAACTGGAACAATCCTGAAATCCGTGCGAAACTCGAACGCACCTCGTCCCTCATCATCAAAGAGTTCTACGAGTTCAGTGCGTATAGTTCGTTCGGCACACTCATCATGTCCAAACTCGGAGGCACAGAAAAGGACATTGACCGTGAATGGGTCCACGCAAACTTTGACAACCGTTTGCTGATTATCGACGAAGCTCACAACATTCGTGAATCGAAAGACGATGAAGGAATGAAAGGTGTCACACGTGGATTGGAGAATCTCGTTAAGACCGCCGATGGATTAGTGTTGGTCTTTTTGACCGCTACACCGATGTACGACACCTACAGTGAAATCGCATTCTATATGAACCTGTTCTTGTGGAACGACCGTAAGCAAAAGCCCAATGAATCGGTCAAGGTCACTGATTTCTTCAACCCAGACGCAACCTTGAAGACAGGACCTGGAGGTGAACGATTCCGAACCTGGTGTCAAAACTATGTCTCGTTCGTCAAGGGTGAGAATCCATTCACCTTTCCCTTCCGTCTGCCTCCACCCAAATCCATTTCGCGTGAAGTCTCGACTTCCTTTCTCGGAAAACCCATCGCACCCGCAGAGCGTATTCAATATTTAGCCTTGGTCGAATCGGAAGCCAAAGGCATTCAGCTGTCGACACTCACGGGCACTGAGACGGTGGATGACGAAGAGAAGAAACGAGTGTTAATGCAATCTACCTTGGTGGTTCCACCGGGAAACAAGTCGTTCAATGAACTCTTCAAGTCGTCTGGAAAGCAATACGACTACGTAGGCGAACCGTTCTTAACCCCCGATGCACTTCCCAATCATGCCGCAAAGTTTGTCACCGTCTTGAAGTCGATTGAACAAGGAACCGGTGTCTGTTTAGTGTATTCTAACTTTGTTGCGTTGGGAGCACGATTGTTTGCCATGGCATTGGAAGAACATGGATACGCACCGTTCACAGGCAACCCACTCTTGGCTTCGTCGAGTTATACGGGAAATACCAAGGGTCGTTACATTCTCTTGACGTCGGACAGTTCCGAGAACGAGATTTCTAGATTACTGGCTACCGTCAAGAAACCCAACAACCGCGACGGTTCGCAAATCCGTGTCGTAGTCGCAGGACCGATTGTCTCGGAAGGTGTAGATTTCAGATACATGCGTCAAATCCATGTGTTAGACCCGTGGTGGAATATGAGTCGTATCGAGCAAGTGGTTGGACGAGGCTTACGCACATGTTCCCATCAAATCCTTCCCTTCGAAGAGCAGAACTGCACAGTCTATTTCCATGTGATGCGAACCGGTGATGGAAAAGAGTGTTTTGATGAATATACCTATCGAACCAAGGTCGAACAAAAAGCCTTGAAGATTGCGCGAGTGCGTAAAGTCTTGGCAGAGTCTGCGATGGATTGTCCATTACAGAACCAAATCAATACATTGCCCGAAGACTGGAAGAACCTAGAAATCGACCAGACTTTATCCGAAGGACGCAAGACCGTAACCTATCGTTTGCGTGGAATGATGGCACCGACCTTTGACGATACACCCGATGTGTCTGCCTGTATCGTCCAACCCAGTGTAGAAGACCCTGAACATGTGCGGCCTCTCTCAACCTATTTGGATGTGCGTGATGAACTGTTGGAAAAGGTCTCTCGACTCTTGGTGGATAAACCCATTTGGGCGCGCGAAGAACTCATCAGTGTCTTGCGACCCTATACCCGTGAAGTGGTGTTGTACAACATTCAACAAGCCATCTCGTCTGGATTCCGATTCAAGGATTCCTTTGGTCGACCGAGTTTATTGGAGTCACGAGGAGACTTGTATGCACTTGCAGCCATTGGAACTCCAAATGAAACGATGGTCGAACGCACGACCGAACCGCCTGTGCGTGGAAACATCGACTTGCCCGAAGTGAAACCCTCCGCAGGACCGTCGGAGATTGCGTCTGACTTGATGGATGTGAAACGAGCTGCCTTCACGTTTCCAGGCGATGCAGCCACTCGCTTTTCAGAACAAGTCTTGAATGGATATATCTTTGACCATGTCTTCACGGACGGTGAGAAGCGAGCCTATCTTAAAACACATCCTTCTCTTCCGTTTGCGTCACGACTGTATGTAGGAGATACCGAGTACATTGTGCTTGGAAAGGATGCCTTCGAACCGCCTGAACCGCCGATTGGAGATGACCTGTCTGCCTATCGAGCGTGGAATGCTGCACTGTTGACCAAGTTCATCGAACAAAAAGATACATTGTTTGCGTCGTTGAAGAACGGTAAGCTCACTATCAGCAAGATGACGGTAGAGGGAGACACTGTCACTCGCAAGCGAGAGAAGGGAAGTAAGAAGTTTGAACCGATTGTCTGTGATACCGGCGAGAACACGACAGGCATCATGAACTCCTTTGCGACCTTTGTGGATTCAAAAGGTGTAGGACTGCCTAAGGTCGGAACCAAAGGAATGACAGGACCTCAACGTTGTGTCTACATTGAACTGCTGTGCCGCGAAGAGCATAATTGTGTGTGGATTACACCCGAAGAACTTGCAGTGCTCTACGATGGAAAAGCCTCCAAAGGACAAACTCCTACGAATCAAGATGTGTTTACGGAGGCATTTAGAAAATGAATTCGGAGGAGTCAGTAAGTAGAGTGTATGGGTGACCCTTTGTTTGAACGACGTGAACTCGTACGAAATGTCCACATTGATTCTCGATTCCTCCAGCGAAATATCCAAGCCAGTTTGGTCGCACAACTGCGCATGAAGTATGAAGGAATCTGCTTATCGGAAGGCTATGTTCAACCAAAAAGCATTACAGTCATTGAACATTCGTTGGGTCGTGTGAACTATATCAAGGGCGGATTAGAGTATACGGTGAAGTTTCAAGCAGATTTATGCATGCCTCATCCAGGACAAGTGTTTCGTATGCCTGTCGTCCTCAAGAGCAAATTGGGACTTCACGCAGAGTCAACGCCCATCAAGGCATTGTTACCACGCGACCTTCACATTGGAGTTTCCGACTTTGAAGAAGTCAATGAGAAGGAAGAGATTGAATACGAAGTGGTGGGCGCACGATTCCAACAGGGCGACGAGTCGATTGTCGTGTTAGGCAAACTGTTAAAAATCGTTCAACCTGCGCAAGAGACCGTCCAAGCACCCATAGACGATGCACCGATGATAGCCGCTCCCGTTGGAAAGGAAGAGTCTGCTGTGAAGAAGGTGACCGTCGACCTAGGAGCCACCAAAGGACCCGAGGCACCGCGGAAACGAAAGGTCAGATTGAATCCAGAGGCAAAGACAAATGAAGCGCTCCCAGAAGGAAAAGCTTAAGGAACACCTTGACAAACTAGACGCACAAGAACATGGACAGATTTTTGACATTATCAAGCGATACACAGACAACTTCACAAAGACGCAAACTGGCGTATTGGTCTCTTCCGATGTGTTGTCTGATGAATGCCTACTTGAAATCGAAAAACGAGTTGCCTATTACCTAGACCAGCGCAAGATGGATTTTAACCGAAAGCAATGAGCCCTTTTTTGGTGGTAAGGAATCCAGTCGCATGTCCTTCTTTGGTTCGTGACCCTGGTCGTACAAAGTAGTTGTGCTCGTGGTACAAGGTATCAATCAACTCGTAGCGAGGTTCACCAACTTCATCAATCAGGTACCCCCTAGCGTAGGCTTGAATACGCTCGACGAGTAAGGAAGGACCGAGAATAATATCCTCTTGGCCCATGGTAGGTAAGTTTGAGTTCTCCAATTCATTCAGTAACGATAGTAGTTGCTCCATTGAAACCATCCACTTTTCAAACGCGAAAATTCGTTTTGAAAAAACGGACGGAATTGCCTCCATGTAGAAAGATAATATGGAGACTCTCATTCCTTCGTCTGTCCAAAAGGACATTCAAGAATTAGTGTCAATTGCAGCAAAAGATACACACGCAGAACTTGAAATCAAAGTGCTCGCAGGTCAACTTCAGACCAAGGACACTGCCGACCGAATCGTCAAAGCCATTGAAGGCATTACACTCGGCGATTCAACTGACCAACACCGCGCAACCTTTTCATACTCGGATGGATTGCGCGTCTCGGTGTTTGGAGCCGAGAATATCCACAAAGTCTGTAGCACCAGTAGTTTCCGCGGCGTCCCTCTTGCCGTAGAACGAAAGCGCAGATACTTTGATGCGATGAAGACCGAATCCACCAAAGACATGATTGATGTGCCTGAACTCCGACTCCGATTCACACTTCGACATGAAGAACCGCTTCGTAAGGATTTCAGCGGCTCACCCATGGATGCAGCTTCATATGTCCGCATTCTTCACCGCAAGTCATGGAAGACCGCGGATAAACTATTGCAGATAGACTTGTCGCAAGTGAAGACCAAGTTGAAACAACACAAGAGCTTTGCAGAGATTCTTCGTCAGACACCCACCTATGAACTGGAAGTGGAAGTGATTGATAAGAAAGCCTCATCCAAAGCCATCGTTGAATCGATGCTCCGAACCGTTGAACCGTTGTTGGCTGCGTTCCAGCAATCTGCATTCCTCATCACGGAATCCGACCTTCAACGCTACCGAATGGACTTGGAATCTACCAAGATGCGGTTCATCAATCCAGTCACCATGGAACGCCGCCATATTCTTGCAGAGAGACCCAACAACATTCTTACAGGCTACACAGTGACCAACAAAGCCGATGGTGAACGATGCTTCTTGGTAGTCGCACGAGACAAGCATGTTCTCCGTTGGTCACGTGATGGGCGTATTGCGTGGACTGGATTGGTTGCGACCAAGGATACACATGTAGGCGACATCTTAGACGGAGAGTACCTTCATGACCGCAATCTGTACTGCATCTTCGACGCGTATCACTTCCGAGGCAAGAACTTGTTGCGATTACCGTTGATGACGACCGATGAAGATGTCACCAAAGACCCATTGAAGAGTCGTCTCGGATGCGCACATCTGTTCGTAGAAGACCTCAAGAAAGACTTTACCACTGCGTCGGCACGAACACCGTTACGCATTGAAACTAAGTTGTTCCTTGCGGGCAATGGACCTGCAATGGAGCAGGCCATTCGAACCATGCTCGATACACAATTCGAGTATCCTACCGATGGTCTTATCTTCACACCACGCGCCTCTCCGGTCGCACCGATTGGAGAGCGCAAAGGAGATACTTGGTTAAATGTCTACAAGTGGAAACCCGCAAGTCAGAACTCTATTGACTTCTTCGTCACCTTCAAGATGGGTGAAAGCTATGACCCAGTGATTGGTCAACGAGTCGTGCGTGGAAACCTCTTCATCTCCCGCAGTCCAGGGTCAGACATCGTATATCCCTGTGAGACACTGACCGGTGAATACAAGGTTCCTGACATCCCAGCTGAAATGCGTGTAGCCTCTGAAACGCGTGACCGTGCTCCATCACCCTTTCAACCCACAGCACCCAAAGCACCCGATGCCTATCAAATCTTGATTCCAGTCAATGCAAAAGGTGTTCCAGTCGATGAAGAGGGAAATCGTATTGAAGACAAGACTATCATTGAGTGTTCTCGCGATGTAGAGCGTGGACGATGGAAAATCATGCGAACACGCTATGACAAGACCTATCAGAACCGAGTGTTGAACCAACCACAGTTTGGGAATGACATTCAAGTCGCAGACTCTATCTGGACGAACATTCACAATCCAGTGTCGGAAGAGATGATTCGAACCGTTCAAAGCAGTCCAGCCAGTGATACCTTTGAAGACGAGCTCTATTATCGAGACAGTCTTGAAGCACGTGACCGAGTCATGAAGGATGTGATGAGTTTCCACAACAAAATCAAAGAGAAGCTCTATCAAGTCAACATTAAGCAAGGTGATACGCTCCTAGAACTTGCAGTCGGACGAGCCAATGACCTTCACAAGTGGCGCAAGACCAAACCGTCGAAGATTGTAGGTGTTGACTTCTCGCGTGGAAACATTGAAGGTTCACGACAGGGTGCGTGTGTTCGATACCTCCAAGAGAATAATAAGCAGAAGTTGCCTCCTGCGTTGTTCATTGAAGGTGATATGACCCAACCTCTGTTACAACAAGACAATCGATACATTAAGATTTTAGACAAGCAAGCACCCGCTCCAACCGAATACTTGCAGAAGTTTGTTGGACTGACCGAGTTTGATGTGATATCGTGCCAGTTCGCCATTCATTATGCGTGCGAATCGGAAGAGACCTTCCGAACCTTTGTAGGCAATCTCACACGCCATGGAAAAGGCTTGTTCTTCGGAACCTGCATGGATGGACAATCCGTCTATTCCTTACTGCTCGGAAAGGACGGATATCACTTCCGTTCAAAAGACCAGGTGTTTGGTGAGTTCTCCAAGCAGTATGCCGACGGAGATACATGGACGGAAGAGTTTGGAAAGACGATTACGGTCAAGTTGGAGAGCTTCGAGCGTCCGACCAAAGAGTATCTCGTTCCGTTTGGAAAGGTCACCGACATCTTACGAGAGAATGGGTTTGAACTTGTGAAGACCATGACCTTTGGTGAAGAGTATGCGTCTCAGACTCAGTTCGTGTTAACCGGTGACCTACAAGCCTTCTCGTTCCTCCACCGCGGATTCATGTTCAAGCGTGTTGAAGCCAAGCAAGAAGTCGAAGTGCCGATGGTGGAAGTCCCTGTAGCGGTCGAAGCCCCAAAAGAGGAACCCAAGAAGAAACGAGTGCTCAAAGTCAAGCTTCCTGCAGAAGAAGGTGAGGCACCCGCGTTCTTCTTCGCAGGCAATCCAGCGTTGAACGAGTTCAAAGAGTTCAGTAGTATGCATGAAGCACCGATTCAAATTGATGGAACCACCTTTCCAACCGTCGAACATTACTACCAATGGTCCAAAGCCAAACAGTTTGGAGACGCAGACATCCAAGCGAAAATCATGAAGACTGCCAGTGCAAAGTCAGTGAAGTCGTATGGAAAAAAAGTCAAGAACTTCAATGAAGAAGCCTGGAACGAACGAAAAGACCAAATCATGCGAGTGGCGGTCAAAGCCAAGTTCATGCAGCATCCAGAGTTACTGAAGAAACTGCGTGACACGGGTACACGACCGATTGCCGAAGCCGACCCTCGTGGAAAGTACTGGGGTATTGGAACTTCCGCCGACACTTCAAAAGCCAAAGACCCTGAACGATGGCCTGGAAAGAATGTATTAGGAAAGATACTCATGGAACTTCGAAGTGAATTGAAAGATTCGTAAGTAATAAATGGGACAAAACTCTGCAAAGCCTCAAATAATGTTTTTTCCTGCACTTCCAGGTGGACCGGGTGGAATCCCAGACCAAGCTGCGACTGCGTATGCACAAGGAGCTCGAACACCAGGAGAAATGGCACGACAAATGGCACAAAATCAAATCTTAGGATTTATCTTCGGTGCGGTTATTCTAGCGATTGTCTTTTTGGTCTATTGGTGGATGGGTAAAGAGGTACCGATTAAAAAGACTGTTCAAAAGTTCCGCAACATCGAACCTCATGATGAAACACCGGACAAATATCCTTACTCTCGAGACTTACGATAATAGTCCTCATAGGACATGCGCGCCATTGGAGGTGGGCTGTTTGAAATGGCATGAGGGACAAAGCGGTTAAACAATTGCTGTCCCACAACCGCCGAAGCTTGTTCAGCAGTCATCTCACCTTTTTCAATTTTTCTCTTCAAGCTCAACATTTCAAAAAAGGTTTGGTCCAATCGGTCTTCAATGTGTAGTTGATAGAGACTGGGGTAATTGAAATACAGAGATTCATTCTCTGCCTTGACAGCTTCTTCGTATTCCAACTTCTTTCCACTCTGTTTCAAAGCACGATACTTTACCTTACTCGTATCCATCTGTCGCACCAGTGCTTGAATCTGTGTTGCGGTCAACTGAGTGTCGTTGATATTACGTTCTCCTTCTCGAACTTCGTCGGGTGTCAGTTCACGAGCCTGCATATTTATAGGAAGTCCCGATAGTTTAAACGAGAACCGCCCGCAGCTTGGTCATGAGAACAACGCATTCGTCGGAGTGAGTCATTCCAGTCAAGATGATATTGCCGGTTCGAAACACTTTCGCAATCCATTTGGTGTCGGGGAAGTAGATTTTCACAGCAGGATAGACTGCAGGTTCATAGTTGGTCTTGAATCCTTTAGTTCGCAATGTTGCATGAAGTGTATCACGAGACAGATTGGTCACTCCGACAAGCTTGGTCTTGTAGTTCATGAGGACTACGCGTCGTTTGTCTGGAGTCCATGTGCCTTCAATGACCGCATGAGGACAGGTCGTCGTAATATGGTCACGCAATCGTGTCGTGACATCTCTATCATAGAGTTCATCCAAGACGCCGGTGATATGAAACACGCCATTCTGAAAGATTTTGATAGTGATTTCCTTATCCAGCAAGGTTCCGTCACCCGAAGACATGACGACCAAGGTAATACTATTGTGTCCGAATCCTGTCGTCCTTCGGGGCTGTGTAGCGGTCTTGCGATGACGAATACGGTCCTTGCGAGACTCTCCACGACGAAGAACGCCTTGTTTTTCAATTTTGATAACACGGTCTGTGAGCGGTAGTTCATGAACCAAAATGTCGGTGTTCAACTTGACTCCCATTGTGTACAATACGACCATCGTTGTGAGTGTCGGTGAATCCATGAGGTCTTTCTGTGTAGAGGGTATTGATTTCGTTTTTCCATGCGTGCGACAACGAAAGAGGAAAGGATGTCACCAGTCCACAGGTGAACTTACGAAGTGCTTTGCGTAGAATCACTTCTTCATGCGGCGTCAACATCCATCCATCGAGATACCCAAACCATAAACGAACGTCGGTTTGGTGAGCACAAATGTCTTCAACCGTTTGTGCTAACTCGTCCAGTGGAGTCATCGACAAGTCAATCCAATGAAGGGGTCGTTCCATCTTGAAGGTATAGACCTCCAACATTATGTGTTCTACGAGGAAGTTCAGTAAATACTTACACGAGTCCCTACCTTGTCCTTCAACGCAGCTTGCTGAGCGGCAGTCAAGGAACATGCACATCCTCTCGCAAATACAGGTGGCTTACCACAAACTTGGCAGCACGCTGCGGAGGAATAGCCACGTTGATAGGCGTTCTTTGCGGCTTGTTTGAGTGAGGCTTGTGTATCTGTGCGCAACAAGTCATTGTATTCAGGCATCGCCGTCGAGGAGTAGCATACTGGGGCAATCTGGGAAGCTTTTGCATTGATTCTCATTTCTGACTCAGCCACTGCCTGTCCCGCAGTGTATTCATTGTAGATGGATTGGTCTTGGACTGTGTGTGCCTTCGCATAACGTGAGTTCACCCGGGTAGTGGGTCCATCCAACACAAGGACACATGAAGACGCAGGAGTTTTGCTTTCTTGAACACCCGACGCTGCCAATCGTTTGACGATTTCAGTTTGGTGTCCTGCGTCACGATGAGGGCGTGTATCTTGGACCTTTGCAAGACGTTGTTGCATTCGTCCTAGGTATTCACTATAGGAAGACATTTACTCTTTACTGTGAAGTAAAAAGGAATGGAGGTGTTACGGATACGCATTCCGAACATTCACTATTGTTCTGAGAAGGACTGCTATGAACTGTCGCGGTCAATTCGGTGTCATGAATGCACACTCAAACTCTTCTTAAACCCCCGGGTGCGTCAAGAAATGCCTGCGACAACACTCCCGCGTCAATCCAAGATTGTCCATAGCACGCCCCTCAGCCGTTTTCTGAGTGGTTGAGGTGAGATACACCAACTCATCCTTTTCAGACCGTCCATCGTCAACACGATTTCCCTTCACCAATGCTAGATAGTGTTTCCACTTGCCCGCAATAGGTAGATTACAAGTATAGCAACGAATAGGTATTGGGAAGTCCATACTCTCTCTTGTTATCCTTTCCTACTTCCGTTTTTCTTGTCTACCGAAGAAATAATGAAAACTCGTGTCCTTGTTGTGGGCGTCATCGTCCTTCTACTGATTCTTTCCTTTGCAACCCTAGGCGTCCAGCAGAAGGTCTTTCCAGGTGTCGTAGACCTTCCTGCACGAGTCCAACGCGATTTAGCCAACGAGAAAAAGCGATTCCTTCCCGAGAACAGCGTCGATATTTCGATGGCGATGAAGCTGATTACCCATGAACCACCTCGTTTCTATGGACCCCCCGCATCCCAACCACCTCTGTTGATGTACCCTCCTTCTGAAGAGACACTCGAACGAATGTCGGGCAGATAAATAATGAAAGCCTTCAAGCAGTTTCTATTGGTTGCATTGGTCGTGATTGCGTTATTCCAAGCAGGTGTCGGAGGACTCCGAGATATGTTTGGATTCAGTCTATTCGGTATCTCGGCTCAACATGGTTGGCATGATGCAATCATTTTACTCTTACTTGCAATCTTGGTTGCAATTACCATATAACCTCTAACTCTTGGGCTGACCAATACTCTGCGGTGTCGTTAGGCATCTGACGACGAATCAAGAAGGGTAGCTTTCTCTGTTCAATCTCTCGTTTTGCAACATTCCATACAAACATCGGGTCGCTTGTTTTGAGTCCGTCTAGACTCACCAGCGGTTTCGCTCCTTGTGCAATCTGTTCTGCGCGTGTCGCAAGTAAGGTCGTGTATTCGTATTTCGTAAAGTATTCGCGTGTTTTGCGGGGTTCCTTCAAGGCGTCCATGACTTGCGTTCGAAAGACTGGTTTTACTTCAGGATGGTCCATTGTTATTCAATAGGTTGTTTTGTATGAAAATCTTCCGTTTTACATAAATGCCTCTCCTGCGTCCATCTCCGTCTGATTATACGACGCTTGTCAAAGCCTTAGCCAATGCAGGAGCTGCTGTGTCCAACCCGCAGGGCTCGCGTCCTCCCTCAAAAGGAGGGGTTGCATTCGTGAATGTTGCGAGTGTGGCTGCCCTTATTAGAGGCTCACCTCGTCTTGTTACAATGCCAGCTCCGAAAGCGCTGGTAGTGTCTGTAGTCTCTCGGCCTACATTACCCGTGGACCCATTCAACTATACGACATATGAAACGAGTCCGTTTTTGAGTCTTCGTTTTTGGGACGGATGCTTCACACGTGATGCGTCTGGAAATTTTTATGGGAGAAAGAGTGATTTCAAGTATTATAAAGTAGCACCAAATGGAACCGAAACTTTCCTTGCAGGGGATGGGAATACTGATTATGCTGTGTTTACTCCTGGACTTGGAGCTGCTGCACGGTTTGGCGCAAACGGAGGTGTAAAAGATATTGTTATAGATTCATCGGGTAATTTGTTTACCGTCCACACGGCAACACATCGCATTATCAAAATCGCCCCCAATGGAAATATGACCAGTTTTGCTGGAACTGGAACTGAAGGATTTGATGATGGCCCTGCAAATAGTGCAACATTTACATACCCATGGGGAATTGTAATCGATGCGTCCAATACGTTGTATGTCTCGGAATCTGGTAGAAAAACGATTCGTAAAATCACATCGACTGGAGAAGTCAGTACTTTAACTTACTCTTTAGCCTTTAGTCCTTCTTTTTACAAGCTCGCTGTAGATTCAAGTGGAGTAATTTATGCACTTGACCTTTCGCTTCACAGGGTTTACAAGATAACACCTACAGGTCCATCTACTGCAGACATTGCTCTTCTCGCAGGAAGCACAGCAGGATATGCAAATGGACAAGGAAGTGTTGCACAATTTAATTCTGACTATTCTTCTGGAATTTGTGTTGACACGTTTGGGAATGTCTATGTCGGGGATAGTAATAATGGCTCTGTTCGTAAAATAACACCCAGTGGTCTTGTAAGCACAATTGTTGGAAATGCTACGAACGCTGCGAGTGTCGTAGCGGAAACGAACACGCAATTATACTATCCAGGAGGAGTTGTTGTGGATACAAACGGTGTAGTCTATGTGGCGACAGTGGCTTCAATCCGAAAAATTAGTCCGGTGTTTTCATTGGCTAATGCTGGACAAACCGATTCGTTTGTAGTCAAATACAACTCCGATGGAATACCGCTGTGGGCTAGGAGAGTGGGTGGAACTGGTAGTGAAGATAGTAGTGTAACTACCGATTCAAGTGGAAATATTGTTGTTGCTGGATACTATTCATCCAATCCACTGACCATCTTTAATGCAGATGGAACTACCTTCACTACATTGGCCAATGGGGGGGGTAATGATGGTTTTGTAGTCAAATACAATTCAGAAGGAACACCGCTATGGGCTAGGAGAGTGGGTGGAACTGGTGGTGAAAGTATGAGCTCCGTCAGTACTGATTCAAGTGGAAATATTGTTGTTACTGGATACTGTTCATCCAATCCAGTCACTATCTACAATGCCAATGGAAGTACCTTCACTACATTGACCAACTTGGGAGACGAAAATGGTTTTGTACTCAAATACAACTCAGCTGGAACACCACAATGGGCTAGGAGATTGGATGGAACTCCATTTTTTTCTAATACAATTAATTCAAGTGGAAATATTGTTGTTACTGGATACTATAGCGGTACTATAGTGACTCCCTCGGTCACATTAACTTCATCAGGAAGTATTGATATATGTATAGTGAACTACGATTCGACCGGAACACTGCAATGGGCTAGGAAAATAGGGGGAGTTGGACTTGATGCTCCCAAGTCAGTAACTACCGATTCAAGTGGAAATATTGTTGTTACTGGATACTTTCAATCCGGTACACTGACCATCTTTGCTCCAGATGGAACTACAGCCTTCACTACCTTGACTAACTCGGGAAGTGCTGATGGGTTTGTAGTCAAATACAATTCAGAAGGAACACCGCTATGGGCTAGGAGAATGGGTGGAGAAGGAAATGATAAATGTAATTCAGTAACTACCGATTCAAGTGGAAATATCGTTGTGGCTGGATACTATTCATCCAATCCACTGACCATCTTTAATGCAGATGGAACTACCTTCACTACATTGGCCAACTTGGGAGCCGAAAATGCGTTTATAGTCAAATACAATCCAGCTGGAACACCACAATGGGCTAGGAGAGTGGGTGGAACAGCTAATGATAGTATGAGCTCCGTCAGTACTGATTCAAGTGGAAATATTGTTGTTACTGGATACTGTTCATCCAATCCAGTCACTATCTACAATGCCAATGGAACTACCTTCACTACCTTGGTGATAGGAATAGGAGGAGATGTGTTTGTAGTCAAATACGATTCAACTGGAACACCATTATGGGCTAAGAGTTTTGGTGGAAATGGCTTTGACTCTGCCAAATCAATCAAGACAGATTCAACTGGAAACATCGTTGTAACTGGACAGTATAGTGCCAACCCACTCAAGATTACTTAATTTACAGGCATACTCACAAATGCCAACTCTCTCTGCGTCGGACTACACCAACTACTTGAAATACAAGACGGCTGCACTTGCGTATACCTCTGGAAATGCTCCTCGTGCAATCCAGACCCGAGACCAAGTTGCACCGACCATCAATGTCATCAACTCGATTGTAAAAACGAGTCAAGCAGCCTATGTCGTCAACCCACAAGAGACCGTCATCACTGGATTGAACTATGTGCGCTCACGACAGCCCGAACGAACCAATAACCCAAAAAACCTGTCCACTGTCTCTTGGTCTTCAGGTAGTAGTATCACCTCAACGACTTCATCCAAAACTCAACAACTCGGTGGCTTACCTGCAAAGAATGTAGTCGGAACCTATCATCGTATCCCACAGAATGCAGGCTGGTCTTAACCTCGTGCAAGTTGTTTCCAAGTGGTATTGCACACTGCGCACTGATACAACCATCGAACATTGACAGGGTCCAACTTGATGCCTACAATCTGCGATTCACTGCCTCGGGTCGAGCAGGTATCGTTAGGACACACCATCGTTGTAAAGCGAGGGAGAGTTGGGTCATATTTTAGATACGGATTGATTGAATACTGAACCGAGGTATCCTGTTGAAGGTCGTGCTCGTACACGACAGGATTTGCCTTTGTAATCTCTTCTTCGTAAGGACAGCTGCGGCACTTAAGAAATGCGGTCTTGTCTCGTTCCTCAATCGAGTAGAGAAAGTTGTTACACTGCTTACAGAACTTCATTGTGCCTTGTTTTATTAGAACGGTGTAGATTCCTTTTGAAATCTGGAAACATGCGTTCAAAACGGACGCTTCGTAGCATTCTTCTCGGAGGTATTAACACAGCAATGCCTACTAAGCTTGACTTCTTTCTAGGGGGAAACCCTAATGGAAAGTCTGAGCAAGAAAGGGCAGGACGTAAAACTGAAAAGGGGCAACCCTATACCTTCAACACAATGGATGGATACGAACATTGGCTAGTCAATTCAGATGACCTAACCAAATTCTATGAGCTTTACTATGCGAACATCCTCAACGGCGTACCAATGTATTACACCGAGCGTTGCACTCCGATTGGAGAGCTTCGTGTAGACCTAGACTTCAAGTATGAGGGTATCGTTGAAGAGCACAAGCATACACAAGAACAAACCATGTCCTTCGTGAAGGCGTATATGGAGGAAGTGCGAAAGCTCGTGGACTTGAAAGACGATGTGGAAATCTATGTCTTGGAGAAGGACAATCCAACCTTCCAGTCCAACAAGAACCTCTCTGCATCGGGCATCCACATCCAGATTCCTTCCATCAAGTCTCGTCCTTCTGTGGAGGAGACCGTGCGCCGTGTCTTGGTGCGCCGAATGGAAGAGTTCTACCCAAACCTTGGTCTCATGCACGATTGGAACAAGGTCTATGACACCAGCCCTCTCAATCACAATGGACACTGGCCCATCCTAGGCTCGAAGAAGAAGGACGATGGAGCACTGCCTTACAAGGTTCGCTATGTGATAGACTACGACCATGAAACCGGTGAACTCAGTGTGGATATGGAAGTCCCTGCCGTCCCTACCTTGGACTTGATTCGAAAACTCTCTACACGGTCACTTCCATCCGAAGAGATACCCTTGACACCCTATGGTGAACAGAACTGCAGGGCACCCTCTACTGAAGTAGCTCGCTCTGTCTCTCGTGGACGCACAACTGCACGAGAGGCTAACGATTCTCGTGCGTCTTCCCCTGGACGACAATACATTGAACCCTTGACTGCAGTTCGTAAACAATACATTCGCGACCATGTCTTCAACCTTAACTCTGAGCGATACACCGAGTATGAGTCTTGGATTGAAGTGGGAGTCTGTCTGAAGAACATCCATCCTGACTTGGAAGATGTGTTCCAAGACTTTAGTGAGCAAGTCAATGCGACTAAGCCAGGCAGTTACAATCAGTCACAATGCATGAACAAGTGGAACGGATTTAGCTTCCGTGTCGAAGGTGAACGCCTTGGTGAAAAGAGCTTACGATACTGGTCACGAGAGGACAACCGAGCTGGTTACGATGAGATTGAGAGTCGAAATGTGGACAAGCTGGTCGATGATGCGGCTGCGACTGCATCCGATTACGATGTGGCTTTGGTCGTCCACGCAAAGTATCGAGACGAGTTCCGTTGTGGCTCGTTCGTCAACAACGACTGGTACTACTATGTGGGACATATCTGGAAGAACTCTGAGAAGGGTGTAGAACTCTTGAAGCGTCTCTCTTCGGATGTAGCCAAGGTCTTCTTGGAGAAGTCTCTGATTGAAGGAGAACGTCTCAAGCATGTAGCCTGTCAACACAAAGAGCCCGACCCTGAATGTGATGGTTGTAAGTCGGAGAAGAAGATGAAGCAGTATTCAGCCGTTCGATTGAAGCTCAAGAGCAACGCCTTCAAGAACAACATCATGCGTGAGTGCCAAGTGCTCTTCCACGACGCAGAGTTCGCTAAGAAGCTCGACGATAACAAACACATCATCGCCTTCAACAATGGAATGTTCGACACATTGACCCAGACCTTCCGTGAGGGTCGACCCGACGACTATGTCAGCATGTGCACGAACATCGACTACAAGCCTGACATGAAGTACAATGAGTTCGCCTGCTGGAAAGACCTTAAGACCTTCCTCGAACAAATCTTACCCATTCCCAGTGTTCGTATGTTCTTCCTGAAGCATCTTGCAACCTGTATCTCAGGTGTCTTCCAGCCTCGGTTCATGATTATGACCGGCAACGGTTCGAACGGCAAGTCGATGTTGTTGAACTTGATGGCAACCGCGATGGGTGACTACTGCTACAAGGTGAATGTGGCGATGTTCACACAGAAGCGTAACAAGGCGGGTGCGGCTGCGCCGGAGTTGATTCGTATGAAGGGTCGTCGCTTCGTGATGATGTCCGAGCCAGATGAAGGAGAACCACTCTCAACCGGTGTTCTTAAGGAGTTGACGAGTTGCGAGAAGGTGTCTGGACGCGACTTGTTTGCGGGCTCCAAGCAGATTGTGGAGTTTGATGTTCAAGCCAAGATGCACTTGGCGTGTAACGAGAAGCCGCCTGTCAATACGAGCGATGGAGGCACTTGGCGACGATTGAAGGTGGTTCACTTTCCGTCCAAGTTCGTAATGAACCCACAAGGACCGAACCAGTACATGGTGGATGAGACAATTCAGCAAAAGGTGTTATCTTCCGAGTGGGCAACCTGCTTCATGAGCTACCTGGTTCACCTCTACACCGAAGGTAAAGGACTTGGAAAGTTGTCTCCACCTCCCGAAGTGGATGCATACACCAACGAGTACCAGGATGACTCTGACATCATTGCTCGATTCATTCGCGAGTATGCCCATACTGACGAACTGATTGAGGGAAATACGGTGTCATGGAATGATGTGTCGTCTACCTTCCAGGAGTGGAAGCGTCAGAATGAGTTGATGTATCGTGGAAGTGTCACGGATTTGAGGAAGCGATTGGAAGAACGATTTGGAAAGTACCCTAGGAACGGATGGACCGCCTTCCGTTTCGGCGGCGTTTAGCGGGTCTCTTCTCCTTACGATAGGTGCGACGACCACCTTTGACACCATCTGTGGTGTTAGCAGGAGGAACGGTGTTTTTAGCTTGACTTAACTCGGTGTTTGCGGCAGTCAGCTCGGATTCAAGACGAGTCACCTCTTCTTTTGCTTTGGTCAGTGCAGCTTGTGCGGAATCCACTTTGGCCTGTGCAGCTGCGACAGGGTCTGCGGGTTTTGATGAAAAAAAGCTCGTAATCGTATTCATTATTCTATTCAACTATTTTTCCTTCTTATGTTCGGGTGGCGCCAATCTTGGAAAGGTAGTAGGTGCGGAGGACGCCAATTGCATAGATAACAATGGCGAAGGAAATCATGAGCTGAATTGTGGCGGCTAAGAGCTCACCAGTTTTGAGGGTGACACCGCCGACGACCACGACGGATTCAGACAAACCCTTGCTTCCGAGAGGGGCGAGGAGAGGGGCGATGATGCCGTCTGAGAGTGCGGAAAAGAACCGAGACACCACTGAACCGAGGTAGACTGCTGCTGTGAGAATGATAATATCCTTTGTGTCTAACATTTTGTTTAGAAGCACGGATAATCTTTTGGAGGTAAGTGAACAATGGATACCCGATTCTGGGGGCCTTCTGGATGGCAACTCCTGCATTTGATTGCATTTCATTCGCCTTCACCTCGAGAAGTATTGGACGACATGAAGGATATCTTGCCGTGTGCCTTTTGCCGAGCGTCGACGACCGAGTTTGTGAAAGCACGCCCTCCTACCAAGCCCTATGGGCGGTGGCTCTACGACCTGCATAATAAAATCAATAATAAGCTTCGGCGCCAGTGTTCTGAGGACCCCTCAGTGATTTGTCCTGAGGCAGACCCCGACTTCGAAGAAGTGAAACGGCAGTATGATGCTATGAAACCCACCGCAGTGCCTGGACGAGACTTCTTGATGGCGATTGCGTATAACTTTCCAGCCGAACCCGAGCCGAAAGACATGTCGACTCAACGCGAGTTTCTACATCACTTAGCCGATGCGTATCCGTTTGAAATCTTCCGCAGTGTGTTTCAATCCTATCTCAAAGCCCATGAACCTGTCTTGAAAAGTCAAAAAACCTATACCAAGTGGATGTACGGGCTTCTTCACGAGTTGTCGGCAGTTGCAAAGGTTCCAATGAAGAGTTATCGTGGCTACATGGCCCATTTAGCGTATTACAAGAGCGGTTGCTCGCGTAAGACATACAAGGGAAAAACCTGTAGGCGTTTGGGAGGGGGGAAGTATACGAAGCAACGAGACCACACAATGACACGCCGTGTCACACATAAATCCTTATTGTAGTTACTTCTTCTTGTCTTTCAAAGCTTCCAGTTGGCGCACATGTTTCGCAGAGTAACATGTGTCCTTACCTTTGGCCTTGTCTTTGGCTGATTTCTTGGTTTCTTTACGAGTTTTAGGGTCTTGGTCCATTCTGGCAGGGGGAAGTCTAGTCTTTAGTACAATTTAAATCCGTTTTTCTTGGTCTTGCGGGACTTGCCGCCCCTTCGGACTTGCATGGGTGGGAATGATACTTTACCGTTTGCATCCTCTTCAACTCCACCACGACGGGAACGACGACGACCACCAGACAAGGGTGCTGCAGTGCTTGCAACACCGCCACCACGCATGGTCTTCTTGTAGGTCTTTGCAGCCATCTTCAAGACTGCGGATAAGGGCTTACCCTTGTTGGCTCGCATAGTCTTCTTCACGTGGGTCATCCATGCACTTCGCTTGCCTGCAGTTTGTCCGTTCATTGGTTCACTCATTTTGTTTAGTAGGTAAGAAAGATTCTGAACGCAGTGCCTCTGGTTTTTCGTGGAACCCACCTCTGCTCGAATCAAATAAGTTCCATTGGCATCCCAATGCGAAGGGTTTATCCTTTCGAACATTCACTCTTCGAAGTTCGGCATCCGGTGCGACTATGACAATATGGTCGCGAGTGTATCGAATCAACTCCTTTTCATCGCGTGAATGAAGAGCTTGTTGATAGGTGAGCCGACGCAGTCCAGAGTCAGTCCATGAGAGATTCACTAAGTCATCCAAGTCCGTTCCCTGTGTGCCTCCCGACACAATCAAGACCTTATCCTTCAAGCTATCCAGTGGAAGGGTAGGTATGTTCTTGGTTGTCGAAACCAATCGACGACGCACCGTCGTCATCAGGTGTTCAGCGATACGGTTCAACACGAGTGTCTTGTCGGTATGTGGCACAATGGACAAGATGAAGGGGTCATTCGACGGGAACGCATCGTTTGCAATGAGGATACACACCTGTTCAAAGGTGATGTTATCGGTCGCATAGTCGTATCCGTCATTTTGCGGTTGTAGCGCAACGACTGGATGGTCTTGTTCATCGGAATACACATGGACTTCCAAGAGACGTATACCACGAGCGAGTGCAGACGGAATGTCTTCAAAGACAGACCCAGACACATGGTAATCACAAAGTCGTTTGCGACTCATCAAGACGGGTTGGACTCCAAGGGACTCATCTTGTAAGAGGTATCCGATGAACACAAGTAAAAGTACGACTAATAGCCATTCCATTATTCTTTTGCGGATGATTCTTTATTGGGCATCGTGAACAACAGATTGCGAAAGAGATTAATCACTTCATCCGGCATGGTTTGACTCATGGGCAAGTTCATCAAGCAAGCGTAATGGAAATACAAGCAATACATTCCACATTCAGAATCCTTGTATTGGTGTCGTGTCTTGTTGTAGGTCATCTTCATGGGCTTTGAGTGAATGCCTGTGGAGTCCCATTGGTCTTTCCACCGTTTCATCAAGATTTTGATTTCCTTCTCGGGTTGAGCTGCGTAGGAATCGAAATAGGTCACACGAGGAAACTCCAACTCAGGGCGGACATCGCAAAACACTGCAACCCAATGTTGACCCGGACCATCATGTGGGTCTGTGTTGATGACAATGCCAAACTGTTGCTTTCCTTTGTCGTAGAGGGATTTGAGTTTCATGGAACACAAGGCAGAGACAAGACACTTTTGCGTTTCGGACTTCAAGTCAAAGTCGATAGGCACGGTGCCAATGTAATGATAATCTACAAAGAGTTCAGTATAGTTACGCTCCACTGCGTCAATGTCATCGGACGACAGCCATTCATATCGGTTCAAGGACCATTCTTTGGGTGCTTTGGGTCTGCGTAAGAGACTGGACACGATACATTCAGCTCGACCGGTCTTGCACTTTTCACGAAAGCGGTCTTGAAGTTTCCCCCATGTATCCTCTGCGGACTCCTTTGCGATAGGGGCTTCACGTGGATGTTCCTTGTTGTAGACTTGGCGTAGCCGTTCGATTTCGTCTTCGTCAAAGACAGACATCCCTTATTCACTTCAGATACTTTATACACTAGTATTAATGGTCTTTCCAGAGACAGTCGTTCTATCCATCACCGTTCATGGGCTAATGTCAGTTGAAGATGGAACCGTATCAACCTTTATAGTCCCAGACGGTATGCGGATTATAAAGATAAGTGCAGTGGCTCCAGGAGTGTGTAATGTAACTACAGAGAGTGAAATAGAAAAAGCGAATGCCTCTATCCGTAAAGTGTTTGGTAGTTCAGACCTAAAGTATGAGGAGATAGGGCCTAAACTCGCATCCCTTGTTCAGTCTTTAAAAACATTAGAATCCGATACGACACCTACTATCCGAAGTCAGTTAAAAGGAGAAAAAGATACAGATATGAGTAACTTTTTACGTCACACAGATAAGGGTTTTTCAATTGTAAACTATGAATCTGGTAAGACTATGATTAATAAAGAGTTTGGTAGGTCCGACGGTGAAGGGGTTGAAAGTGTTGACGACTATAAGATAACTGCACTCAATGCAGTGGGTCAACCGGATATGCATTCAATCATTGTATCGGAACGACCTGGAGCAACTATGACTCGAGGTTCTACAAAAAGTGAAGGTCAATATTTACTTCGTTTATCCACGATTGTCACATTTTTACAGGAAAAAGGTGTAAAGAATATTGTACTCTTTGACTTTTCGTGTTCGGAAATGACAGAGGGTACTGAAAGAGATATACGAAATGCACGACGGGACTTAAAAGGACTCAACGGAGGCAAGAAAACGGAAACTCGTCGTAGAAGGAAGAGACTGTATGGACACTTTAAAGCCAATACTCACTCGCTATTTAGAAAACAACAAGCAACTCGCAGACGTAAACACTCGCGCAAAAGACCTTCGCGAACATCGACAAACTCTTGAATTAGATTTAGCCGCTGCGTACAATGAGAGCACTTTACCCGCAAAGATTGAACTCAACGCATCCAAGATGGTCTTTCAAGTGAAAAAGCCAGGGGAATGGAAGAAGGGGTGGTCGCTTTCGAAGAAGCAACTTCAGAACTACTTGATTGAGATTCTTCCCGAACATGGGGAAGATGTAATGAAAGAGATTATGCGTCGTCATGAACGCACGTTGGTTGCAGATGAATATTCGTTTGAATTGAAAGCATTACTTGAGTGATAGATAGGTCCGTGTAGGGGGTGCTTTCTGTGCTTCGCGAATTTGTCGAAGCATCTCTTGCAGTTGTTGAAGGTCTTTTTCCACAGTTTGTAGATTCGTTTCTACCATGAACCCTGTATGGATTCTCGCGATACACGGTGCCATCTCTCGATGGGCGCGAACAACACGGGCAGTCAGAGTCAGTAAAGCTTTTTCCATTAATGTATGATGTTGTCGCAAGATATTTTTAAATGATAGTATACAAATGGACCTCAACGTAATTATTCCAGTACTTCTCTTCATTCTGTTGTCCCCTGGCATTCTTTTGTCGCTCCCCCCAGGCTCATCTCACCTCGTTCAGGTTGTCACACACGCAGCTGTCTTTGGTGTTGTCTACACCCTCTTGCGCATGGTGTTTCCTCAATATTATTAAAACGGACCTAAATCAAGTCAACGATAGACTGTAATGGAATCCTATTGCCCTTACAACTCCTCCAATCGCCCATTCACTGAACGCGATATACACAAACTCCTTCATAAACACGGTTTGCCACACTACAGAGCACAGAATGTGCGAGTGTTTCAGACTGCAATGGTCCACACAACCTATGTCCGACGAACGGACTACACAACTCCTGATGGAACGCCAGCACAACTCGCACCGTGTCCAAACGGTGTCATGCCACTTCAAGATGAATCGTATGAATGTTTAGAGTTTGAAGGTGATTCAGTGTTGGGTGTCTGTGTAGCGACCTATCTTCGTAAGAAGTATCCCGAGAAGAAGCAGGGGTTCTTAACCGATGCGCGTAAGGTGTTGGTGAATAACGAATGTATCGGTCAGCTGTCCAAGACGATTGGTCTCGACAAGTTCTACGTCATCTCTCGACACAATGAAGAATCGCCTGCCATTGCAGGGCGTAGTAATACCAAGAAACTAGGGGATATCTTTGAAGCCTTTATTGGTGCGTTGTGGACCGACTGCGGCAATCGGTTTCATATCGTGTATACCTTTGTAACCTCTGTGATGGAGGCATACCTAGACATTGAAGAAGTGATTCATGAGACGACAAACTATAAAGACTTGTTTCAGAAGCATTGTCAGCGTGAGTTGAAGTTGACACCGACCTACGAGATGTTATCCAATGACCCAAAGAAGAATGAGATACGCGTTGCAGTCTGTGATGCGAATGGAAAGCATATAGCCTATGGACACGGAAGTACACGCAAAAAGGCTGAACAGTTAGCGGCTAAGCAGGCACTCGAAGCTTCTGCGTAGTCAAGCGTCCTTTACGATAGCGTTTCATCGTGCGTCCTCGTGTTTGTAAGACCGACTTGGTACAAATCCCAATCGCTGCGGATTCCTTGTTGCGAGCCTTGACTGTTTTTCGCACGGTCTTGACACATCTATCAAACTTAGAGGAAATAGTACTTCCACCTCGTCTGGGACCGAGCTTGGTAAGCGCTGCAATGTCTTGGACTTTCTTTCGTAACTCATCCACTTCTTCATCGCAGACTTCAATGTCTTTACGAAGTTCAGCCACTTCTTGATTTGAAACGGAAGGAGTGACGTACATAGACTTAGCCATTGACTTGGGTGGTTCTACAGGAGCAGGAGGTGGGACCACAGGGGCAACCACAGGGGCAACCACAGGGGCAACCACAGGAGCAGCCGCAGGAGGGACCACAGGAACCATGGGTGGAACCACAGGTGGAACCGACTTACGTGTCTTCGACTTGACCTTTCGTGTCTTTTTGACCTTAACCGGCGCAGGAACCCCAGGAACCACAGGAGCAACTGACTTACGTGTCTTCGACTTGACCTTTCGTGTCTTTTTGACCTTAACCGGCGCAGGAGGTGGTGGAACCATTACAGGGGCAACCGCAGGAGCCGCAGGAGCAACCGCAGGAGCCACCGCAGGAGCAACCGCAGGGGTAAATGCAATGGGTATGATTTTACGAAGATTGTTCGAAAAGTCTGCGTCATTCTGTGCTACAATACCCACGAACGCACCTAAGAAACGTTGGACCATTTCATTGTTAATGAGACCATCATATTCGGAGGTTCCTATCAATGCCAAGGTATCCCACGACCGAGTTAGAACCAAGTGTAGTTTCTGTTTTCCTTCTTTCGTGGTTCGTTTCACGAGACCTGTGAAATAGCCTGTATTGTTGAGAATGGGTAGAATGAACTTATACTCGGGTCGTCCCTGCACCCCCTTCGTGCTTTTGGCCCAATCGAAATAGTCGTTGACCTTTTTCTCGTCACGAGAGTTGAATGCTCGTCCCCAATCGTGGGCGACCAGACGACCGTTCATCAACGCAATGTTTGCGGCATGCAAATCCGTGTGCATGAGTCCATATTCATTGAGATAACTCATTGCAACTGCAAGGTTCATCATCGCAGCTGGAAACTTGGTCTTGAAGTCTGGAGTGCCAATATAACGATAAAAGTCATTCCCTTGTTTAGGGGTGATGAGATTGACCAGCGGTCCAGTCGAAAGACCTTTAACTTTACACGATTGTTGTTCGTCTTCTGGCTTGAATTTAGGGGTGCACGAGTCAGACGCAAGGTTGACAAAGTCTCGAATCCGTGGGAACACAGGTTGAACATCGTTTAACACTTTCTGAACCAACACTTGCTTTTCGCGTTCACCTGAAGTAAGTGACACAATGCGTGAGACTTTGTTTTGGACATCCATTCCTGGATTCGGAGGGTCGCAGCTTACGGGAGGGTCGTACACACAGGTATCTGCACCATTGGCAAGAAACTTACCACCATACATTGTATTTACGGAACACTTTGTTGCGCGGACCCTGTTGAAGTAGAATTTATCCTCGGAGAATATAAACATACATGGGTGGTGGTCTTCTTCAACTCGTTGCTTATGGTGCACAAGATGCGTATATCACTGGAAATCCTCATATCACCTTTTGGAAGGTCTTGTTCAAACGTCATACCAACTTTGCCGTGGAGGCCTTCCGCGTCAACTTCACAGGTATGCCCACCTACGGACAACGCGTCGTAGCGATTGTCAACCGTAACGCCGACCTTATCTGGAAGACCTATGTTGAGGTCACATTGCCTGCAACCGATTCAGGATCAGTTGTTCGTTGGACCGGAGGTGCGCAACGTCGTCTCGGATATCTCTTACTCAAGCAAATTGAGGTCGAGATTGGTGGACAAATCATTGACCGTCACTACGGTGAATGGCTCTACTTGTGGGAGACCTTGACCGCTAACTTTGACACTGCCGTCAAGTTAGACAACATGGCCGGAGGTCAATACAACAGTGCAGATACTTCAGCCCCATCCTGCCAAGGCCGCCCTGATGTGTTGTATGTCCCCCTCCAGTTTTGGTTCAACCGTAACCCAGGTCTTGCACTTCCATTGATTGCACTCCAATACCACGAAGTGCGATTCAACATCACACTTGAGGATAGTATCAACCTCGTAGAAGGTGCAGCTGCAACCGGTGCTTCATTGGCCGCAGCCGCAGCCGCCCTCCCTGCACTCAAAGATATGGCACTCTATATTGATTATGTGTATTTGGATGTCGAGGAGCGCCGACGATTCGCCCAGGCAAGCCATGAGTACTTGATTGAGCAACTTCAATACTCCGGTCAACAAACGATTACAACCTCTTCTGGACGCATTGATTTGACCTTGAATCACCCAGTCAAGGAGCTCATTTGGGTCTTCCAAGATGCACGCAGAACCGATTGCTCTCTTCCACTTGGTTTTACATACACGCTGCCGTTCAGCTACAACGATATCGTTAACCGTGCTCGTCTCCAACTCAACGGACAGGACCGATTCGATGAGCGATATGGCGACTACTTCTGGAAGGTTCAACCTTACCAACACCACACAGGCGGTGCATTCAGTCGTTTAATCCAGGAGACTGCTGTAACACCTACACTTGGTAACCCAATCAACATGTATTCCTTCGCCATCAGCCCCGAGGAACACCAGCCATCCGGCACTTGCAACTTCTCTCGCATTGACACTGCCACCTTAGTCTACGATAGCGTGATTGGTAATGCGGGTACATACCCTAGCAAAGCTTATCCTTTCAACTTCCGCATGTATGCCGTCAACTACAACATCTTCCGCATCATGAGCGGTATGGGCGGTCTGGCTTACAGCAACTAAATGTCCTAATAGTATATGACTCATTGGGGCTACCATCTGATTTTGAACGGACGCAACTGCATTCCTAGCTCGATTCGCTCTGCACAACACATTGGCGTCTTCACCTCAACACTCGTCAACCAAATTGATATGGTCTCTTATGGAAAACCCGAGATTGTCATGTTCGGAACCGGTAACAAGAAAGGATATACCTTGGTTCAATTGATTGAGACGTCTAACATTTGCGCTCATTTCGTAGAGGAGAGCGACGATATGTATCTCGATGTCTTCTCATGCAAGCCCTTCGATGAAAAGATTGTGAAAAAGGTGGTCGATGACTTCTTCTCACCTGCTACCATGGATACCAAACTCATTCTTCGTGACGCATCGACTCGAATGCAATAAATCACACCTTTACATAAATGGGCATTCCACGCGTGTATTGGTATGTTCTTTTGATTGTAATGCTTGAAACCTTGGCCATGAGCTGTTTCAAGCGAAGCATCGACAACTCAGCCTTCTTTGCAGTCGGTGTGTTGTTTTATGCAGCCGTTGGATACTTACTTCGTTTGACCATGAATACGTCTGGAATGGCAATGACCAACGCACTTTGGTCTGGACTATCCGTGATGGCTACAACCACTGTCGGTATCTTATTGTTTAAGGAATCCATGCATTTCCACGACTTACTTGCCATTGCGCTCATTGTGAGCGGTGTGATGATTTTGAAAGTAACCGACTAAGGTCCACCGCAGTATTCGGAGAACACTTTCCAATTCCCAAGGTTTGTTGCATCATGACCGGTGCAGGACCTGACGTGCAGTGTACGTGTTCATAGCCCAACGAATGACCCATTTCATGGCTGACCATGTATTGCCGATAGCGTTCCAAAGGCAACTTGGAGGGTGCTGCACCTTCTATCCATCGCTTTGAATTCAACCAAATCTCATTTCCACCTAACGTCGCACACGAAAGCATATCATCTTCACAGTCTTTCTTCAAAGTTTGTGGTGACGATAACCGAATGGTCTTTCCCTTTCCAACCACAAACGTATGGAGTTGTGCCCAACCCTCAGGGTCCGCTAAATAGATTGCGACTTCCTCTGCGAACTGACGCGGGTCATAGTCGACGTCCGAATCGACTGAGGTCGTGTATCGAATCAGTCCCATTATGTAAAAAACAGGAAACTCTTTACATGAAGTAGTTCGGGTCCAACTGAACTGCAAGGTTCTCAAGAATTAACTGTGCGAACAAAGGGGAGATGTGACTTTGGTGGACGATACGAACGCGAACTCGCTCGTTCTCCATACAGACCCGAAAGGCCACTTGTTTTTGTGGGTTGACACATGCAGTCACTGCGACTGTATGTGCATTACCATCCTCGATAATGTCTGCCTTGTAATGACCTCCAAGGTCCATGTCTTGAATCATATCGTCAACTGCGTTGTGGATGCTATACATTGTGAAGTGAAAAACGACGCAGAGGTCGAATTCCGTTTTGAAGACTTACCAACATTCTCGGTCGAAGAGAACACGGCATTCGATGTTGCAGAAGTTGCCATCGCACGATGCCGAACAGTAGCAGCACTTGGGTCGTGTACTCTTTCGGACTTGGTATCCACGCACGAGTGCTTGAATCTTCTTGACTGCAGTGTTTCTGCGAGCCTTGTAGGCGAGAACGTACTTCCAGATGGAGACAGTAGTTGCACGCTCTGCACACTGCTTTGCAATCGGCTTGAATGCCTTTCGCCAGACGGCCTGAGCTTGTGCAAGTTCCTTGGCTTCCTTAGCTTCCTTCTGAGCCCAGAAGGCTTTCACTTTCTCACTGTTACGAAGTTTCGCGTCCAGTGCAAGCCAGTCTCCGATGCAGTCGCCGTATTTCCACGGCTCTGCAACCATGTCGCAGTAGAGTTCATACTCGACATCTACTTTCTTGTGTTGAACTTCAACCGGTGTCGGCTGTGTAAAGTTCAATACAATGTCTCCCCATGAGCGAGAGTCTGTATCCCAGTTAATGACGGCGGGATGCCCTAAGCTTGTGATTTTCTCCACAAACAGATTGTCTCCCCTGAATGCCCCTCGAGGCACCACAGAGTTCACCTTTTTACGTGTGTCGACTCCAACACGGGCCTTTACGGGTGCCATCCGATATATGGTTTTAGTAGCCATGGAGATAGCTTTGGCTGACTCAAATGAATCCGTTTTTGAAAGTTGGTGCATAGGGTTCTTATTGGCTCGAAAAAGTTCGGAATTTTTAGGTCCATTTTTAGGTTCCCTTGACTTTGCTCTTGCCAACTTTTCAAAACGGATTTATGCTGTTCAGACATACTAACTTCCCCCTCCCAACATAGAATGTCTCTCAAACAACTCATCATCTCAGCAATCATCAAAGTCTCCGAGGAGAACCCTCTCCTCAACCACGCGGACGCCAAGACCGCCATCGAATCTCGCGACCACTTCATCCAACTCCTGATGAATGAACTGTTCCCCGAAGCCGAACTCGAAACAACTCACATTACCGTTCCAGTTGTTCCTGTCGAAGCAGAAACACCCACCAAGAAGCGTGGACCCATGACAGAAGAAGCCAAAGCCGCAATGAAGGCTAAGAAGGCAGCCAATGCTGCCAAGAAGGCTGAAACACCTGTTCCTGTCGTCCCTGTTCCTGTTGAAGCACCTGTGGTCGTAGAAGCACCTGCGCCCGTGGCTACGGAAGAAACTACACCCACCAAGAAGCGTGGACCTATGACTGAAGAAGCCAAAGCCGCAATGAAGGCTAAGAAGGCTGCGAATGCTGCCAAGAAGGCTGAAGCTCCAGTCGAAGCACCTGTCGTAGAAGCACCTGCCAAGGAGAAGAAGCCACGAGCCAAGAAGGCTGTTCCAGAGAACGCCAACCTCGCTAAAATCGACCCAACCTGGCGCAAGCACCTCAAAGCCGCAGACAAGGAGCATGCAAAGGAACTCGAACCTCAGTTGCTCGAATACGTCAACAGCCTCTCCAACGAGGAGTTCCACGCCAAGACCACAGAAGCTCATGTAGCCGACTTCGTAGCCTCACGCTCAGACGGTAAGATTGAAGCTGAAGTGGTTCCTGTGGAATTTGAAGGTAAGAACTACATCGTCAACCCCGAGACCAAACGAGTCTACGAGTGTGAAGGTGTGTATGACGAAGCCACACAGCAGTGGACCAACTACAAGCCAGTCGGATATGTCGGCATGGCAGCTTTTACGGAGATGAAGCTTTAAAGAATCTCCCACTTTTTTACTTGCGGATGACCGACGGCCGTGTCAATGCATCCAAACGAGCAACTTGTACTCTAGGTATCGAACCTGGGTAAAATGTCCAGACAACATCACTTGGAATCAAATTCGTAGTGATATCTCGTAATGCCTGTCGATAGGTGAGCCATTCATCTAGATTTGCAAGGGTTTCGCGATTATACGGCATCTCAATCCAATCGGTCTCTGCTAACTCTTTGTTTCGTCGTATACGAACCTGAACCAATGCATATGCGAATTGGACTTCATCTCGTTTTGCACAGTACTCTTCCCATGTGAAGGGAGTAGAGGGTTGTTCGAATCCAAACTGCTCATTGAGTTCAATCATCGATTGAGGATTCTCATTCAAACTTTTAAACACGATGGGGGAAGTCACTCCCAATTGAATTAGAATTGTGGGTACAAATGCCATTATAGTTAGACAGGATATAACATATAGTATCTATCCGCGTTAGCGATATGGCTGTTGGAGTCGAAGAAGTTTTTCCATATAGTAGTTTCATTTGTAATGTCGAGTAAGGTACTACCATTAAGATAACTAAATAGCTGAAGCCGGCACTTGGGAGCTACTAAATACCCCGCACTTCCTGAGTATGAACCATCAGTGACATACTGTCTAGTAGAACCGGAAGTAGTACCAGCTGAATAAAAAAGTGGAATTACGATTTCGGGGGGGAAAGTCATTGAAAATCCAAGTACTTGTAGTGAAAGACTCTTAAGTCTTCCACTTGCGACAATATACTCATAGTCATTCGCGGATACAGTTCCAGTTGTAGTGATAGCCCCGCTACCAGCATTCAAACTAGTGACTGTTGTAGCACCAGTAGATACAGTTCCAGTTGTAGTGATAGCCCCGCTACCAGCATTCAAACTAGTGACTGTTGTAGCTCCGAGTTGAATGGTTGTGTTCAGAAAGGATAAATTCAATCCATTGAATCCAATAGTAAGAGCACTCGAAGCCTGTGTAGTCACATATAGATTGAGAGTTAGAGCACCGTAGGCACGGGCTGGAATAAGTAGTCCATAGGTGTATAATTGCAAGGGTGTTGATAGATTGACAGAGGTTGAACCCGTACCGGTCACCACAATCGAACTACCATCCATAATTTCAAAGTAAAAACTTGCAGGGCTTGCAGGGACTGCTACGGATGCATAGAGACCCAGAATCCATTGACCCAGAATAGAAGATGGGGACGTTGTGGATAGAGAAAAACTCATAACTTTAGCATTGGTTGTGGATGCTGGAACGGTGACAATGGATGAATTTAATTGTGTAGTAAAGTCTGTGTCGAGTGTGCCCGTAAGTGTCGTACCCGAATAGGTTGCATCACTAGACGTTACAATCTTTCTAATAACATAGCTATTAAAATCAACAACATAGAGAGTACCAGATGTGCTACGATGTGTAGTAACCCAATATGGGTCGCCAATAGATGAAGAGAATGTTGAAACAACACCGAGTGGGGTGATGCTGCGGACTAGTGCGTTGCTTCTATCTGCGACATACAAAGTTCCTGCTGAATCAACTGCGATTCCCAAAGGTCCATTGAATGTTGCACTCGTTCCTGCACCATTTGCACTACCGCTCGTCGCTTGGCCAGCGAATGTTGTCACAGTTCCATCCGAAGTGATTTTACGAATACGATGACTAGCGTCCACAACATAGACCGTTCCAGCTATATCGACTGTAATGTGGGTAGGGCTAGTGAATCGTGCGAGCGTTCCAACTCCATCGGTATTTCCGGAGGTTCCAGCAGATGCAGCGGTACTTCCTGCCAAAGTAGACGCTACACCTGAAGAGTTGATTTTACGAACACGGTTTCCTGTAGTTTCTGTCACATACAAAGTTCCTGCTGAATCCACTGCAATACCTCCTATGGCATTGAAAAAAATGGATGTTCCTGTACCATCACCATATCCAGCAGCTGTTTGTCCTGCAAAGATACTCACTGAACCTGCTGGAGTCACTTTTAGGATAAGGTTAAATTTACCTACGAATAGATTACCAGCATCATCTACACATATTGAAGTCATTCCTGATTGACCAGTTACAAAACTAGATTGTATAACTCCTGAGCTTGTGACCTTGCGGATTTTAGTGTTAGTGTCTATAACATATACATTTCCAGATAAGTCTACTGTAATGAACTGTGCAAAATAGAACCTTCCAGTACCTGGACCACCGTCTCTACCATTAGGATCTGTAAGTCCATTTGTTCCAGCAAAGAGACTCACTGTACTCGTAGGGGTACCTGAATAGTTGAGTTTAAAAGTACGACCACTTGCACCGCCCGCAAAGTATTTAGACCCATTAATATTGGTAAGGGATACATCGGTAATACTTGCAGAGGTGGCTGTCAATGTGGTTGTCTTCATATCTCCATTCACGTCAAACAATACACTAGGAGCCTGTGTGCCAATGCCTACATTTCCGTTCGCCAAAATTCGCATTCGTTCCGTACTGGCAGTACTCCATGCAATAGTGTTTGTAGTAGGGCTGAACATTCCAACAGTGGTATTTCCTGAAAAGGTGTGAGACGGTGTAGCTGCAGCTCCACTTCCAGATACTAAGTTACCGGTTGTAGTGATGTTACCAGAACCAGCCCCTAAACTACTCACAGTTGTAGCACCTGCGGATAAAGTACCTGTTACTGCCGCACTACCTGCTGACAAACTACCGGTTGTAGTAATGTTACCAGAACCAGCAGCCAAACTAGTGACAGTCGCACTACCTGCTGACAAACTACCGGTTGT